TTTTCTCCATCGGGAGACACCATGACCATGGGGCTGGTAGAAGTTCTACTGTTTGTGGTAACGGCGACAAATATCCCCCGTTCTGCGGCCCAGATAATGTGGGAGAATACTCCCAGTGTTCTGTTTGCCGTTATTCCGGTGAAATTCGTTACTGCTTTTATTGCGGTAGTATTGTCAACTGCACCGATTATGGACACAGGTCCCATAGATACTTGAAGTTGGGTGGTACTTATGGCAACTCCCATCTTTTTCTGGAAATTCCCAGGAGTGGTAACCGCATCCAACAGGGCACCTGCCGTAGCATCACTTACGTAATACGTAGAACCCGCTACTAGGGACCATCCGGTCTTCGTTATCTTGCCCGTCTTTCCTAGCACGAAAAAGTTGGTGGTAGCTCCGACAACAATACCCACAGCATCTGCGGTAGAGAAGGAATCTGCCTTCGCCTTGGCGTAAACGGTACCCGTGTAGTACAGCACATCTCCCGCAGCGAATCCGTGAGAAGCTTGATTCACGAGTTCTCGGGAGCCCTCGCTATTCGACAGGATTTCCCAGTTAGCCGTTGAGGAATCTTTTTCTAAATCGGCAGAGAAGGTAGCGGATACGGTGCTGTGTAGTTGGGTACATCTCCAGTTTCCAATGAATCCTTCCAGTACAACTTTAACCACATTTCCTACTCGATAGTCTTTTGTGATTCCGTACTCTAGAAGAGAATCGTAGTCGTCTAGTCTGTCCATAGCAGTCTGGACGTTGGTTTCTGTGCCAGAAAGTTCTCCATCGAAGTTCGTTGTACTGAGAGTAATCAATGAAGCCGAGGTGGAGGTACCACCCGCAACGAACGCAGCACCGAAGACTTGTAGAGCCGTTGTTACCTGCTCGATTGTTCCCGCACCCGTGGTGTCGGAAGAGGATTTAATGATTATGTATCCCAACTGACAGACTTCTAGGTTCTTCAACTCGGTGGGGAAACTCGCCACGACACCCGAGGTGATTCTAGTGTTGGCTGCGGGACGACTACCGCTGTAGGTTGTGTCTGCTACGCAGACAAACTGTGCCGCTGAACTAGTGATAGTGTCTTTCGTTACACCTACTCGGTAGACGCAGAATTGATTGTTAGGAACTACTGCACCACCCGCACTTCCATCACTGTATTTAGCGATGATTGCGGTAGCGTTGTCTATCTGCCGCATTCCTGGGGTTCCACCCGTTTCCACTACAAATTGAATCCAAGTAGCCGGTGTTTGTGCTGAGATAGACGTATCGAGTCCGTGGTCAGTCAGCGTGTTCGTTCCAACTACGTTTACGTGACGTAATGAGGAGGGGGCTGCTGCGGCTAGCGTCTGAGTTGCGTCCTGCAGTAAACATCCAAACAGGTTGTGCCACGCAAGGCTTACGTTCGTAGGGAATGAGTATGGATGATTTTCCTTTACCGTAAGAAAATTGGTGCTATGCACCCACACCTGGAACAGCACAATGTTATCTTGAAACAAAGCAGCGGTAGGAGTGGTGGTCGTTCCAATTACGCCGAGTGAAGTCATGTACACCCAGTTCACTGCGCCATTTGTGTGCCCCAGCAGTGTAATATCCTGATTCGCTGCCCAGGAAACTGGAGTATCTCGAACCATTCCAACACCGACACGCTTCACCATGAATTTTTTGGTTCCGGTGTCGTAGCCCCAGTAGTCTCCAGCCCCACTCCACTGCACAAATCCTGATCGTTGTGCATCGTATGGAGTGATAACGCAGAGTCCGGTACCCTCTTTGGTGTAATTACCTTCCATCGAGGTAAGCCAGTCTTTTTGGATGTCCGTGGTATCTACAAAAGAAGCGTATTGATTGGTAAATCCCGTGATTTTCAGTGCGGTACCGTTGGTCGTAAATGTGGCAGAATTTCCACCAGAATCAAGGCAAGTGCCACGTGCCGTTCCGCCGCTGGTGCCTTGCAGCGTGATGGTGTTGGACGTAAGCGCCCGTGGATAAGATGAAGCATTTTCAATACAGAAACCTTCAACAGTTCCAGCAAACGCCGCTTTTGAGTTAATAAACGTCATGGTATTACTGTCGATGCTTAGCGGAGCATCCGCGCTGGACTCAATTATTTTGAGATCTCCACTTAGAGCAGCAACATTCATCACTAGTGTGGACTGTCCGATATTGCATGGCTGGGCAGTAGCGGTTCCAACCATTTTGATAAGGTTTCGGTCTTTTGTCGAACCGTTGTATGTGTCCGACAAGGTTATGTATGAAGAGAATATCACAGTTGGACTAGCGGCACTGGTGTGGTTGATACTGATAACGTCGTATGTGTAATCTCCTGTGGTGTTCGCAGCTAGAAAATAGTCGTTTACTAGCAAACTTCCGCTAGAAGTCAATGCTGATTGGCTGTCAGCAGTGATGGTGAACGCATGGTTAATTCGGTTGAGCATTGACCATTCTGTGCCGGTCATTGTGTTAGTAATTGTGCCGACAATAACCGGAGCCGCAGGTCCATTTCCCACACCTACGAGAGCAACATACGGTTTGGTCGTGATGTTTTCTACGTAAGTGCCTGTGTTAATCAATACAACGTATGCTTTATTCGCTGCATTATCTGTGATTGAATTGATTGCAGCTTGAATCGTCGTAAACTGCGCCCCACCAGCAGCCGCAACCGTTACGGTCTGTGCTGGATCGGCTTTCACCATGTCAAAATCGCCACGAAACGGATTGTAAACAGGTTTAACTGGAGTGGACATGAGAAAGCTCCTTAGGTTGCAGCAACAGTGGAGATTGTGTTTTTGGTTGCGTCAGTGAACGTCACGGTTACTGTTTTTTGAGTCGTGCCGCCAGCACCGCCGGTTTTGTACACGTACGTGTCCGAAAGAGCTGCGACAGTTAACGCAATGTAATCAAATTTCTTAGGTACGAGAGATCCACTGAGTCTGTCGGAGAGGAGAGTTTCAATATCTGAAACATTTGTATCCACGGAACCCAGAGTTACTTCCGTGGCAAATCCGGTAGCCGAAAGGTTTGCCCTAGGAACAATGGTGGTATCCGTGGTAAAGGTGCGATAAGACCGGGAGATATAGAAAGTATCACCAACGCCCAGCGGAGTCAGGGACAAACGTACTACGGGGGAGACAATTCCCGAATTTTCATTCACCCAAACAGCCCAAGTTCCCGTAGCATTAACCACGCCAGTTACGGAGGTAGTGACAGTAGTCCAAGTTACTCCCCCGTCCATAGACTCCTCGAGAGACAGAGTGGCAGTAGCGGCGAGAGACAGAGCAGACACCACAATGGATGCCTTTAGTGTGGTGGTGTCGTTACCGGATATTGGACCCAGAGATACGTGCAGTGGAGAAGCGTCCGTGATTAGTCTCTGGTAGTTTTCTAGTTTGAGCTCAATTAGCTGATAGGACATGGAAACCTCCTTATTTCATACCACGAATGGTTCGGTAGACGGATGTAAACGTCGATCCAGTGCTAGCCCCAGCCACCACCTTAAACCGCACATAGGGCTTGATGGTCCCTAGCGATGACGCAAAAGGAGCTATCAGGTGTATAGAGGTGGGACTGCCTACGGTTCCACTTCCTGCGGTTCCGAAAGTCACAGGTCCATCTACATCAGTCCAAGCCGCATCAGGAGCATTCGGAGTCGTGGCATCTTGTAGGGTGATGGAAATGTCATTATCCCCGTATCGGGTGCCGAGGAAGGTGGCGAATATCCCGTGGACTGAATCCAAATGGGAGATAGTGTCTACTCCGAAGTATTTGGTTTCTCCCGCAGCCATGACGAAAATTTCTGCCTCGGATCCATACGTTTTGCTCAGAATCGCTTTGGAGCCAAAATACCAGGACATATTAGATTCCTTTCAATTTTTTCAGATCTTCCTCTAGAGCCTCAACCGACTTAGAAGCTAGATGCTTAGGAAATTTCAGATTCAGGACTTGATTATTTTTTTGCTCTTTTTGCAGAGAGTTTTTCAACAAAAGTTCCGCGGCTTTGAATTTGATCATCAGTTTTTTAGCGTCCACCGTATCGTCAGTTACATCAATGTTTAGTAGGTCGATTATTGTCTCTGCGGCTTGAGCTTTAGCCCGGTGCATTGCAATGGTGAAAGAATCTGGAGTCAATAACCACTCAAAGAATCCAGGTCTACCAACCCATTTTTCTATTTCCACCATCTTGAAGGGAGAGATGTACGGTTGCAGAGCGAAAAGGTCAGTTTCCGTAACTCTTCCCAGGAAGTTGGGTGGGACTCTTTCGTGCAGTGTCAATTTTAGAGTAATCTGTCTATCCGATGGACTAAAAGCGACGATATCGTCAGCCGTCAGTATGTCGATTTCCCGAGTCATGTTATACTACCTATGTACTGTCTTTGGGGGATCTGTTAAGCTGCCTTCTAAGAGACTACCACAAGGAGATTTGAATGACTATCCGGGATAAAGTGACAACTGAAGGAGGGAATCGAGGCTACCGAATGATGCGGTCAAAGATTTCTAAAGATGATCACGGATACGGCAAAGTAGTCAGTGTAGCTCGAGAGAAGCTTATGCAGAAACTAGGTAAGGATCCGGGATACAATGTCGTGGCAGCCCATGAAAAGCCCGGTTCTCACTTTGAAAAAGATGGGGGAGACATTGATATGGCTACCCGAGCAGAAAACACCGCTGAATCGAATAAGTCTCGTAAATTCAAGGAAAAGCTACGGAGGATGAAATGAGTTTTGCAGATGCTTGGTTCCATGACGATGAGAAGGTTGCTGGGTCACAAACTAAAGAAGAGAACCAAAAGGTGGTGAAGCGTTCACACCTAAAAGGGTTGGTAGGACCACACACCGCCCCTCTCGCTCGCCCCTCGGGATACGAGTCCCGTAAGCTTCTCCAGAAGAAGATGCAGGAGAAGGCAAAGAAGGACGAAGAGAAAAAGAAGAATAAGAAGACTTTAAGACAGACTATTTTGCTCCAACAGCAAGGTAAGTCCACCAGAGAATAAAAGGTAGACATCTTGTGGATGAAGCAAAGATAAGACTAATTCAAGAATATCAAGAAGAAGTATTAAAACAAAGAGGACGACTCCTCAAAATCTTCATACCAGACAAGCCAACAGCGGTTCCATTTCCCGAGCAAATAGCCTTTCTGAAGGACAAATCCAAGTCAAAATTAGCTCGGTGTGGTAACCGTGCGGCTAAAACTTTCACCACTATGCGTGATTTGGCTTGGAAAATTACTCGCACTCACTGGTATCGGCAAGACTACAATGTGTTCAAGATTTCAGATAAAGCCTGGAAAGATAAGCTGGACACAGTAGACTACGAGAAAAAATATCTAGCTACTAAACCTAAAACTTTCTGGGTTGTTGGTCCTACGTATGAGTTTGTAAAAGAAACTATGTGGGGAATGTATCTGGAGCAGATGATTCCTGCTTGGTTCATTAAAGAGATAAAACTCACCAACCAGAAGAACATCGAAGCCGTATACTTTGTGAACGGTGATGTATTAAAATGCAAAACCTATGCACAGCAAGATGCCACCAAGATGGGTGCGGCCATTGATGAGGTAATCATTGATGAAGCTCCACCTGAGAAGAAAACGATTACTGAGCTCATCGTTCGTACCTTCGATAAAGATGGGTCTGTCACTCTTGGATTCACTCCGATTGTGGAGAATGAGGACATTCGAGAGTATCTAGATAGCTGCTGCTCCGATGGAACGATGTCGCTGCACTCCTGGAGCATTCTAGCTAACCCCCACTACGCTGAACATCCAGAGCGTAGAAACAGAGTGCTGTCAGAATACGCTCACATGGCCGAGGAAGAACGCAACACCCGCTTGAGCGGTGCTTGGTACATTGAACGACCGGACAAAGCAGTATTCGAGGGACTCGAGCCCGAGGTGGTGGATGACTTCGATATACCCAGCCATTGGCGGCATGTGCGGTATACCGATCCCGCTTCACACGTCACAGGACACGCAATCTTTGCGGAAGATCCTGCTTCTGGTGAGTGGTTTATGGTTCATGGAAGCGAGATTACTTGGGGTAAGATAGCCAAAGCGGAAGACATCTTATCGGTAATCGAATCTCTGAAACCAAATCGAAACTTTCGGTATCATGACAGCGTTTACGACAATGCTGAAGCATGGTTCGGGGCATACGGTAGACAACACGGGTACCGACCCTGTATCGTAAAGAACAGAGAAGCCGCCATCATGCAAACCAGGAACGCAGTTGGGACAAAAAGGCTGAAGTTCTTTCGGAAAGGTGCGGCTGCCGCTCTCACCCAATTCCGGGAGTACCATTACAAGCCGGATGGCCAGGGCGTTGTTAAGAAGAAGGATCATATTTTGGACTGCATTATGTATTTTTGCAGGGAGATTCCTGATCCTCTTCCCACCGCCGATATGCAACCCACGGTGATTCAAGAAGCTATGCAAAATCACATAGAAAAGATACAAAGAGGTCCAATTGGCACCCGCCAACAATGGATGTACAATAGATCCGTACGTAATTCCCGTTTTCAACAGATGAGTAGATTTAGGAGTATGCGATGATTGAACTACAGGTAATTTTGGGGGTAGTCATATTCGGGTTTATCGCTCTCAGTGTGCAACTCCACTGGAGATGTAAGGTACTTCAAGGGCAGCTAGACCTCTATTCCTCCCACATCCTAACCAAAGTGAATGAATTGGAAAAGAACAACAATACTTTGGGTAAAGTAATGAAAATTTTCGAGGAAGAAACTCAAATTCTTCGCCGCAGAAGCGAAAAAACCGCAGTTAAAGACCGCTTTCACCGAACTCCGAGGTAAGTCATGGCCAAAGTTCGTCTGTTGTCCGATGAGGAATTCCGCAAGATCCTAGCCTCTAAGTACCAAGACGCTAAAGATCGTTCGGATAAGATGAAAGTGGAGTATGACATCGCAGAGATGGCGTACCAATGTATCAATAGCAAGGTTCGAGGGGCTTTGGATGCGGGTTTAGCTACTCAATTCCTCTTCACCCCACAGAATGAAGAGAATCAGATGCCGTTGATAGAGGGATTGGACCTGGCTAAAGCCGTTCTTTTCCTCCACAGCAAACTTTGCATCTCCGATCCCGTCATTACCGCCACTCCCCGCAAGCAAGACCACGCAACCAAGAAATCTGCCAAGTATGCTCAACACCACATGGAGTTTTTGAAGCGGCATGTTTCTCTACAAGAGGTTGCGGAGATTGGGGCCTACCTGAATTGCTGCATCTACGGTGCAGGAGTAACTTTCTGGGGATGGAATCCGCACGGTGGTGAGAAACCCATGGATGAGATTCCAGAAGATTTTGATATTGAGCAATTTGAATTCAAGATGGAAGGGGATCATGACGTTCGCAACGTCAATCCTAAGCATTTCTACCCCGACGCTACGGCGGACATGTGGAAAAATGCAGAACATTGCTTTGAGGTAATGGAGATTCCCTCGGAGAGAGCCTATTTCACGTTTCAAAATCCCGAGCAGCAAGAAATCCTGCGAACTGCTCACCAGAATCAAGTTGGGGATCTGGACAACACCGGCAAGAAGGAAAAAAGCACGGTAAAACTGATCCATTACTGGGAAAGAGGTAGACCTTGGAACGGATTTCTGGGAGCTCACGCTATTTTTGTGGAACCTGAGAATCCCCGTATCCTTTACCGTGGGCCAAACCCCTTCAAACACAAAAGACTCCCGTACAGCATACTCACTGACATAGACATCCCAGATAACGTCATGGGAATGAGTAGAATCATCTATGCGTACCAAACTCAGATGTGCATCAACAACATGATCACCATGGTGATGGACAACATGAGTCTTTTTGGTGCGGCTAAGGCTATAATGCCTGAGGGCGGGTTCAATGAGGACATGATCGACAATGACAAGTCTCTCATCGGTACCTACAATCCAGCCTCGGGAGGCAAACCTGAGTTTTTCCGTCCGGTGAATGTGACTTCGGACGTTTGGAAAGCATACGATATTCTTAAGGGGTATATAAATAATATTTATGGCATGAATGAGTTTTCTCAGGGTCAGATTCCTAGAGAGCTTTCCTCCTACGCCGTCCAATTGGCCTTGGAGATGGACGACAAGTACCGAATCCGGCTGTTCAACAAGAAGAAGCAGTACATCAAGGATTTGTACATCTTTGGACTCGAGATGACCAAGCAATACGTCACTGAACCCATCCGACTAGAGATAGTTGGGGTGGAAGGGTTTGAAGACGATGCGTATTTCATGTCTAAAGACTTGGTGGGTGAGTATGACATTGACGCTGACTATGGCGCATACCTTCCCGTGGATCCCGCAGCCCGCAAGCAGCAGCTTTTGGAATTCCTGAAGTCTGGGATGTTTGAGAAGGCTGGCGGAAACATGAAGAAAGTTGCCTCACTGTTGGTAGACGGGTCCATGCTGGACATGCGGG